ACTACAGGTGCTTCTACTACAATTACTTTCCCCGAAGGAACACAATGTCCATTTGGAGTTGGTGATTTTATTACAATCACTGGTGGCACAAATGCTTCATTAAACCTTCGCCATGTTGAAGTGACTAGTGTAGATACAACTGCTAACTACAATGGAAGCTTCCAAACCACCTGTACAGTTGCTTATGACTCTAGTTCTGCTGGAGATTTTGCAGGAGCAGATGTCACAGCAAGCCTCTCAGTGAGAGTAGCAGCTAGAACTGATTCTGGCACAGGAGTCTTACATGCACAACAAGTTCAAACTACAGGAGAAGCATGATGAAATTAATTAGAGAAGAAATTGAAAATGTAGAAATTATCGTCGAATCAAAAGGCGGTAAAAAATCTCTTTACATCGAAGGAGTTTTCCTCCAAGGAGACATTAAAAACCGTAATGGTCGTATGTATCCAATGGAGACTCTTCGTCGCGAAGTTTCTCGCTACAATGAAAATCATGTTGTTTCTGGTAGAGCACTTGGAGAACTCGGTCATCCTGATGGTCCAACCGTCAATTTAGATCGTGTTTCTCACAAGATTGTTTCTCTGAAAGAAAGCGGATCCAACTTTATCGGAAAAGCAAAAATTCTCGGAACACCAATGGGCAAAATTGCGGCTTCTCTTTTAGATGAGGGCGTAAAACTCGGTGTTTCTTCTAGAGGAATTGGTTCTTTAAGAGAAGACCGTAATGGTATCAAAGTTGTTGGCGAAGATTTTATGCTAGCAACTGCAGCAGATATCGTTGCTGATCCTTCTGCTCCTGATGCATTTGTATCTGGAATCATGGAAGGAAAAGAATGGGTATGGGAAGGCGGCATTCTTCGCGAAAAGTATGCTGAGCAAACTAAGCGTAGAATCAATACTTTAGTTGATCAAAGAAAACTTGATGAACATAAGTTAAACTTGTTTGATGACTTCCTCAGAAGTTTTTAAACATTAAATATATTAATTTATAAATAAATATAGATTTAATACACAGGTAAATCGGAGAGTTCAAATGTCTAGTGACAACAATTTACAAGAAATGGAAGCAGGCACGAAGCAATCCAAAACTGCTGTTAATGCTGGAGCAAAACCAGCAGACGCAATGGATACTTCGGTTGCTGGAAGCTATGAAGATCTCGGTGGTCCTACCCCCGATAACTACAGATCTGACGACGATTCAGCAAAATTAAAGACCCCAGGTGGTTCTTTAAAGCAAGTCAAGGACGTAGTAAATAAGGGCGCTGGTGCTGCTGAAGCAGCTAAAGGAGTCAAGGAAGAAGAAGATCTTTCTGACGAAGAAGTAGTTGCTGAAGAAGAAACTACTGAAGAAGAAGTAGTTGCTGAAGAAGAAGTCACTGAAGAAGAGACCGAAGAAGTCGTTGCTGAGTATGACATCGAAGAAGATGTAAATGCTCTTCTCCAAGGCGAAGAACTCTCCGAGGAATTCCAAGAAAAAGCACGTATCATCTTCGAAGCAGCAATCAATTCTAAGGTTGCTGTTATCGAGCAGCAACTCAAAGAAGAGTATGCTGCAGCTTTCGCTGAAGCTATCGAAGAAGAGAAGACTGCTCTTGCTGAAAGAGTAGATTCTTATCTTGAGTATGTTGCTGACGAGTGGATGGTAGAAAATCAACTCGCAGTAGAAGAAGGTCTTAAGACCGAAATGACCGATTCATTCCTCGTAGGAATGAAGGAACTTTTTGAAGAACATTATGTAACAATCCCTGAAGATAAATATGATGTGCTTGAAAGCATGGTAGAAAAACTTGATGAAATGGAAACAAAACTCAACGAGCAAATTGAGAAGAACGTTTCCCTTAACAAGCGTCTCGCAGAGTCGGTTGCTGATGGAATCTTAGATCAAGTCTCTGAAGGTCTTGCACAGACACAGAAAGAGAAGCTCGCTTCACTTGCCGAAAGTGTTGAGTTTGAAAGTGAGGCTCAATATCGTGAAAAACTGGAGACATTGAAAGAGTCATATTTTAACTCTAAGTCTTCAACTGCTAAAACCGAATCTATTTCTGAAGGAGTAGACGTAACACCTGAATCAGTTTCAGGCACTATGGCTGCATACCTCAGAACAATGGGTTCTATTAGCAAATAACCCTGAATAATATTAATTCAAACGTAAACATCCACCAAAGGTAACCGCAAATGTTCCAATCCGAGCATCTGCAGGAAAAGTGGGCACCTCTCCTCAATTATGAGGGTCTTGATCCTATCAAAGATTCGCACAGAAGAGCTGTAACCGCAGTCCTGCTTGAAAACCAAGAAAAATTCCTCCGTGAACAGTCTGCATTTGAGCAGTCTGGTTCATTCCTCTCCGAAGCACCAACTAACAGTGCAGGTTCCTCTCCCGCTGGTTTCAGTGGTAGCGCAGCTGCAGCTGGTCCTGTTGCAGGTTTCGACCCAGTTCTGATCTCACTGATCAGACGCTCCATGCCTAACCTGGTCGCTTATGACCTGGCTGGCGTTCAGCCTATGAGCGGACCTACTGGACTCATCTTCGCGATGCGTTCCCGCTACACCAATCAGTCTGGTGCCGAAGCATTCTTCAACGAGCCTGATTCCGCATTCTCCGGACGTGACAATGCATCTAACGTTGAGACAGGTCATAGCGACGGTCTCGCTGGTATGGGTACTACCGCTCAGAGCGGCAGCAACCCATCTGTTCTGAACCCTGTTGGTGCTGCTGCTTCCCTGAGCTACAATGTCGGTCAGGGCATGCTCACCTCTGAGGCAGAAAACCTCGATGGTACTGGCGATGATGCATTCAACCAGATGGCATTCTCGATCGAGAAAGTCACTGTTACCGCCAAGTCACGCGCACTGAAGGCTGAGTACAGCTTAGAACTGGCTCAAGACCTCAAGGCAATCCACGGTCTGAACGCTGAAGCGGAACTCGCAAACATTCTCTCCACAGAGATTCTTGCTGAGATCAACCGCGAAGTTATCAGAACTATCTATAAGGTTGCTGAAGTAGGTGCTGTTCAGAACGTTGCTACCGCTGGTACATTTGACCTCGACGTTGACTCCAACGGTCGTTGGTCTGTTGAGAAGTTCAAGGGTCTCCTGTTCCAAATCGAGCGCGATGCTAACGCAATTGCACAAAGAACTCGTAGAGGAAAGGGCAACATCATCATGTGCTCTGCTGACGTTGCTTCAGCACTGACCATGGCTGGTGTTCTCGATTACACCCCCGCACTCAACGCTAACCTGAACGTTGATGACACCGGTAACACCTTCGCTGGTGTTCTCCAAGGTAAGTATCGCGTCTATATCGATCCTTATTCGGCAAACCTGACCTCCGCTAACGGAACACCTGGTAACCAGTACTACGTTGTCGGTTACAAGGGTACTTCCCCTTATGACGCAGGTCTGTTCTATTGCCCATACGTTCCTCTCCAAATGGTCCGTGCCGTTGGTGAGAACTCCTTCCAGCCTAAGATTGGCTTCAAGACCCGTTACGGTCTGGTCGCTAACCCATTCGCAGAAGGAACCAACCAGGGTCTCGGTGCTCTGCACGTTAACCAAAACCGTTACTACAGAAGAGTTGCGGTTAAGAACCTCATGTGATATAATTCATATCCGTGTG